ATCCTCTCCTACATGGCCAAGGGATACCTCAATAAGCAGATTGCTGACACTCTCTTTATCAGCGAACAGACCATCAAGAACCATATAACCTCCATACTGCGCAAGCTCGATGCCAATGCCCGCACTGAGGCAGTGGTCACCGCCCTGAAACGCGGCCTCATCACCTTGAGCTAGGAAGACAAAAGATACCCCAAATTAGGGGGCTCCGAGGATGAGTTTGTGGTCATATCTGGATTCCTTTGGGTTGTATTCAAAGCGGATGCCTACCACCCGGAAGTTGACCAGTGACTGGTTAGCACCAGCGTCTGTCACCTGAACCACGTCCCAAAGCTCCTGTCCACAGTTGGGGGGTATGAGTATCCACCCCCTCCTTGACATAAGCCTCATCTTGGCTAATACGGCTGCGGCTACCTCTCCTGCTTCGGCCTCGGTGGGGATGGATAAGTCCTGCCTGAAGTCTAGCCTCTCTCCTACCAGTCCTAGCTCGGTACTGTCAACCGCCGTGCCGTAGACTAGCTCTCCGTTTACGTCTCTGCCTATAATGTAGGCTCGGTTGACCTGTGGCGTCTCGGTGGCATACTGGCCGTCGAGGATGATGTGGGGTAGCAGACCACCCAGGGGTGGCTGGTTGAACAGGGCTTCGTTGAACAGGTAGAGGTTAAACATTGTCGCTACGCTCCTTGATTACAGAGATATATTCGATTACAGCGATTCTCATCTATTCCCAATAACCTCTTAGCCTGGGGACGATTATACAACCGTTAGCCTGAATTGACCCCCATGCACCAAAAGCCAAACATATCTTGCCGTCTATGATGGGGACGACGGCATAAGACATGGACGACTCGCTGGCTAGATTTGCCCAGATGTTAGAAAACTTCGGGGCTGCATATGTTTCAAACGGTCCTACTGCAATGGGGTTGACTGTCCAGGGGCCACCTGACGTCTCTTTATTTTTGCCGAATAGCTCGACGAGCAAAGCTTTAGCGGTGGCGGGGACTTCGGCTGAGATGTCGACGTCGATGATTTTGCTATACGAGAAATCTCCGCCGATGCCGTAAACGCAAGTCTGTGAGCCGGTAGTTATGGTATCGCCGTTGGCCCAATTATCGGCACTTGACACGGTGGTTATGGTCTTGGTAGCGAAGTTGACGCCAGTAATCTTTCTGGAGTTGCCCCGGGTGATATTATGTAGTATGACTTTGCCGAACTGGGAATATGTGGTCTGTGGCAAGCTATACTCCCTCTTGAGCGGTGATGATTTGTAGACGACTGATGTTGCCGTTGGCGTACCGCTAATCTCGCCTTCAAAAGATGAATTAACGCAACTGTCCTGGCGGAATAGCTCATCGGAAACCGATTTAGGGACGAAGTAAGACTTATATGTCTGGAGCTCCTGTATCACGGCGGCGGTGATGTTGAGGCGGACGGCGGCTCCCTGGTTATGGGTGGCAGCTTGTGTGCCTTCCTGTGCCCTGGTGACAGTGAAGACGTCTCCACTTCTTAAGGTGCATTTGAGGATTTCATTATCAACGGTGATGTGGAAGTTGGAGGTGGGGAAGGGTGCACCTTCACCAGAGGCTACGGTCAGGCTGGTGGCTCCGGCCGAGATGCCTGCTGCCAGGATGCTGGAGGCATTGTTTTTGACTGATAAGAAGTTAGGCATGGTCGCTACGCTCCTTGATTACAGAGATTCTCATGATTACAGGGATAGAATTGATTACGGCGATTAAAACGATTACGGCGATACTAGGGGAATTTGTAGGCGTAGACATGGGTGTCTCCTTGCTGTGGGTGGACGATGTAGGCTTCGAGGCCAAAGAAGTAGATGACATCTGGGACCAGGGCCAGTAGCCTTTTTAATACTGAGGCTGCCGTCTCACCAGCACTGACTTCGAGCTTGGGGTAGAGGCTGGTAATGAGGCTGCTCCGGGATTTATAGGATAGCGTCCCCCCTATTGTCTGCATGACTTTACCGATGAGGTCATAGACGGTGAACTCGTCTGAGGCTACATTCCACTCCACGGGCTTGTTGAACTGATAGTGCTGGAGTAAACCCCAGGCGTCAACACAGTTGATGATATACAGCGATTCATTGGGATTACGGAGATACTCGTAGGACTCGATGAAGTACCTGGAGGCTTCGGAGAGCACATCGCCTGGTTGATAAGGGGATTTGTAGCCTAGAAACAAGTTGACGCGGCTGCCTCTCTTTACTACGGCGAGGTCGCCGCTGCCGGGGCTATTGTAAGTGCCTTTGGCGTTGTCAAGCTCGACGACCAGCTCCGAGGGCTGCTCCGGGTCGACCTGTTCGGAGATTCTTGAGATTTTTGAGACTGGGAGAGTAATCTTGCTGCCGGCGCCACTGCCGGCGGTGGGGGGAGTCCAGGAGCTGGGCAAGAGGCAACGCCAGACTTCATTTGCCTGTGTTGCCCATAGATAAGTGCTGTCGCTGGCCAGGGCCAGGCCGTAGGGGGCGTAGGCGTTGATGGTGCTGGCTTTGTTCCAGTTGTAGTCAAAGAAGTCCGTGCCCGGCTTTAAGCGAAACAGCCAGGGCTGGTTCTGGCGGGCCAGGGATAACAGGGCGACATAAGATGATGGCTTATGGATGGAGGGACCCGAGACGTCCAACGTCTCACCGGCCAGGGCTTCGAGGACTGCCTGATACCTCTCCCAGTAGGTTGCGGTATGTCTGGCTCGACCGCCATATCGCCACTGGGACTCGAACTGCCTCAAGGCCATTTGAGCGGCGACATCTACCCTGGCTCTGCCGAGGCCGATTTTGACATCGGTGGCCCAGGTGCCGGCGGTCACCCGGTATCCGTCTCCGTGTACCATTCTGACAACCGAGAGGTAGCTGCCTTCCAATACCAAGGCGATGATGTTCCAGTCGCCGTCATAGTACATAGACAGGGCGGCAATCTGCCAGTCACCGGCTCTCTGGCCTAGACCACTGCTCCAGGAGCCTGAGGTTCTTTTCTGGATATAGAGGCTGGTGGGGTCGCTGACGTCCGAAGCGTGGACTATAGCACAATCGCCATTGGGCTTGAAGGCGATGGCGACGCCTCGCTCACAGGGGCGGGTGTTAGCCATTTGCGTCCAGGAACCCCAGGTAGCTCCGTTGTCGGCGGACGCCTTACGCCACAGGTTGGCGGCATCCATGGAGACGCAGATTACCTCATCACCATTAGCAGCGATGGCCACTCTGCCGTTGGCGGTGGTGGCCCCCCAGGTGCTGCCGCTGCTCCACTGGGAGAAGTCACTTGCTGGCCCGGGGCTGGTGACACGTGAGTATTTGATGGCCGTGCCGTCTAACCTGACGCGGTGGAGGCTGCCGTCGCCTGAGATAGCTACTCCATGGTGGAACTTGGTCTCGCTGCCTAAATACAGGCGCTGCCAGGCGAAGGCTTCCCACTGGATTGAGCTTGACTGCTGTGGGTGGCCGAATGCCTGCACCTCAAGCTTGACCAGTGGCTTCCTGGTGGGCTTCTTCTGTTCTTCCAGTAAGGCATTGGCCAGGGTTCTCATTTTCTCCTCGTCCAGATTATGTAAACTGCTGAACCCACCAGCAGCACCAAGCCGGCTATAGACAGGGCATCGAAGCTGTTCACTTTCCTTGCAGTAGTTCTTCGGCCAGGACTCCGACGTGGTACAGGGAGTTGTTGATGCCGAGCTTTTTCTTCCAGTCTATGTTGCTGTGGGCCAGGTCGTAGACACAGTTTCGGCACCTGTTGGTCTTGGACACCTCGAGCTGTGCGTAGACGTGCTCTGGAGACCTGACCTTGCAAGTATCCTTCTTATCAACACCGGTGGCTTCTCTGACAAACTGCTCGGCATCGTAGGACAGGGTGACCAGATAATCCCAGTAGTCTTTAGCCTGGTTGATGTCGTAGCAGGTGGTAACCGAACCCTTGTCTTTGGCCATGCTGAACACCGTGGCCGGGGTGGATTCCGAATACTTGGCTACTACATCATTCAGCACCTTCTCATGGAATGACTTTATGTCTAGTGGAGTGGCCACGACGCCGTTTTCCATGGCTGCTACTGCCATAGGCTGGATTTCCGCCTGTGGCTGGACTGGTGTGGCCTCTATGCCATTTGTGGCACTGACACCACCACCATTGCCGTTAAGGATTATGGCTGCCTGGGCTTGGGCTTCCTTGACCTTCTCTTTCTCCTTGTCGATGCTGCCCTGGGTGACGATATAGAAGATGCCGGCGATGGCTGCTGCCACGGAGGGGACGAAGTCCATGATGGTCTTCTGCACCTCGGGGTCGTGGATAAACAGCGGAATCATGGTCGCCAGGGCGGTGATGATAAAGGCACTGTACTTCTTCTTGCCGTCTAAGAACTTTTGTAACATTTTATTCCTCTCCTTTCCGTCCACACCACCTTGATTACGGCGATGGGGACGATTACAGTGATTTTTGGTTTTATGTCAACCCCCGATAAAATCGGGGCTTCGACCCCCATTTATGTCAAGCAAAAACGAGGCTCTACGATTGAAATTTAGGGGGTTAAACGTAACTTTGAGGGTGATTACACTCATTTTGCCGTTCCCTCTTTCACCCCCCCCAAACACCGGCGAGGCTAAAGCCTCGCGACTACATTTTCGGGGGGGCATCATTCGACCAGGGCTGCCAGGGTATCGGGGACGGGCTTACCGTTTTCCTGGTAGTGCCTCAATAGGTGCTTGGCGGCGTCAAGTATTTGCTGCTCGGTGGCCTCGACCCTTTTGCCTCTAAACCCACCAGGGCTTAGGGCGGCCACGGCTGCAGCACAATGCTCCCAGTCGGTGGTCTTGTAATGGCCTACCTTACCTTTGATGGCTCTGAAGATGGCTTTGGTGTGATGAGGCAGCTTCCACGTCTCGGGGTCGTCTTTATCGCCCACGATGGCGAATGCCTGCCAGGGTAAGCCGTCCTTCAGCCGGGGCAATCCTTGTTTGATTTTGTCTCGGGGTGATTTTTTGGTGTCTGACATTTTGCTCTCCTCTGGCGAGGCTAAATCCCGACTAGTCGGGATAAAGCCTCGCGACTACATTTCTTCTCCTTGATAGAATTGGCTTATTTTGAGCTTACGGCCTCTGCCGAAGCGTTTGAGCTGAGCGGTGAACTCTTTGAGCATGCTTGTACCCCAGGTCTGATAATCTCTGTCCGCCTGCTCGCCGCCGAAGCCGGGGGTGTCTACCCGGTACTGGGTTTGAGCTAGCACGGCATAAGCTGCAGCTCCTAGCGCCAGAACGTCCTCGAGGTAGGTGGGGATGGTAGAGGTCTGGCTGTCCAGGGTGTGAACCTTTGACCAGTAGACATAACAGTTTTCGCCGTCTCCTTCTGCGTCTCCGATGAGGGTGATGATGTCGGCGTAGACAGCGAAGCGTTGAAACTGCCTCGGCGTCTTGTCCACCGGGAACTCTACCCTGTCCACAGAGACGCGGTCGGTCAAGCTGGAGATATCGATTTCCCGGCTATCGTCTACGGTGGCGATGGTAGATTTCATCTCCCTGGGGACATAGCGGCTCGTCTCGGCTAGTGCTCTCTGGATGGCCCGGTCGATTTCGTCGTCGGTCCAGCGATAGTTAGCCGAGTTCTCGTCCTTGAGGTCTCTCCTGACCAGGGTTCGCATGGTGGTTAGGTTCATGGTCGCTTTGCTCCTTGCTTACAGCGATTAAAACGATTACAGCGATATTCAGTTTAGTTGGTGGGGGGTGAAGCTGTCGGCTCATATTATTAGCCCGCCTCATCCCCCACCTGAAGGAGGGCCTAATCCCTATGCCGTCGGGATTAGGCTCCCCCCACTTATCCTTCCTCTACCAGGCTATCGGCTCGGCTGTTCAAGAAAAACAGGATAGTGGCTTCGTCAAGGGCGATGCCGATGATGGTATTGGCGTCTCCCACGGTGTCTGGCTCTGTTTGCGTGACCTCACCGGCGTGGCTTATGCCGCCGTTGCCGTTGGCTTCTTCCTCGGCGACGTAGACATAATCGCCGGGGGTTGCCTCTGAGACCACTTCCCCATCGGCGATAACTTGATAGCCTGTGACTATGGCCACATGGGACACGGGACACATGGCGCCCTCTAATGCGTCTGCCAGAGCGACAAACCTGCCCTGGATTACGCCGCCGGTGGTAGCGTCGGCTTTTACCCACCCTGAACTGTAGCCTAGAATGTCGCCTTTCCTGACATCTTCGGCTACTACCACGGCGGGGGCTTGCGGGCCCAGGCTCCACAGTATGGTTCTATCCTTGCCGGGGTCTGAAAATGCCATTTAAATCTCCTTTCAGCTTCGCTTTACTTCGCAATGATTACAGCGATGCGCAGCGATTACAGCGATTAGTCTTTGACTCCGATAAGGGCTGCTCTGGCCTGGAGGCAGAAATCGACCAGTCCGACATACCACTTGATGCGGGTTCTCGTGCCGTCCTTGCTTTCCAGCGTGCCCAGGGTCTCTACCTGGATTCCGCCATTGGTGGCGCCGCAGATAGCACCTTCGCCAAACCTCAAGGCGTAGATGGTGCTGCAGTAATCTCCGGTGACGGCTGTCTCTACGCTGCCTACCAGGGTATGGGTATCCAGAATGAAGTCGCTGACGCCGATGGGTATGCCGTTGTAGAGCTGGACGAACTCGCCCAGCTTACCAGTGCCGACCTCAAGGTTGGAGCCGGCAGCTCGGGCCAGGGCGTTAATTTTCCTGCGGCTTCTCTTGCTCATCAAGAGTAAGTCTGGCTTGCCACCTTTGACCGCATCTATGAGCTGGTCAATCATGGCCAGGGTGAGCGTAGCGCCGGTAGCGCCGGCGGCAATGACCTGAGCTGAGGCCGAGCCGGTAGCTATGAGCTTGATTAAGCCGTTTATGCTGTTGGCGTCTCCGGTCATGCCCAGGTAGTTTGAGGTACAGCCGTAGATAAACTTGGTCTCGAACTCATGCCTGACCGCTTTGGCGGTAAGCTCGATAACGGCTGCCTCGATATCCTGGATATTGCTCCTGGTCTGCTTGATGTAGTTGTCTACATCGGCATTTTGTCCCAGGATAGCCAGTGTGGCGGTGAGCTGGTCGAAGTCCGGGGTTGGGGAAGTCGTCCAGTCGGCGTTGACCGCTTTCCACTCGGCGGAGGGGAGGGTTTTCTCCCGGTTGTAGGTAAGCCCGTTGCCATTAATCTCGATGAACGGCATCATCTGCAGGATGGGGCTTTCCTTGATGATGGTCTCAATGACGCCCTGCAAGAGGACATCATTAGACAGCTTAGCTGCTTCGGATAGTGCTATTGCCATTTATTGCTCCTTTTTCTTTCGGGCTTGCTCCAGCCCGAGGTTTATTTTCTCTTTGGTGCTTAAGCTCGACAGGTCGGGACCGGTGCGAGCCGGGGCACCTGCCGGGACTACGGAAGCCTGTGCCTGCTTGGATAGGGACTCCTGGACGTTGGCCACCAGCTTATTAGCTCTTTCCAGGGAAGCCTTGATGTCCTCGATGGTGGTGCCGTAGATGGCTTCCTGTGGGATTAAGGGATTTGAAGCTGCTGCCAGCTTCTTGAAGTCGTCAACGGCATAGGCGTAGGCTGCCTTGGCGCCTTCGAAGTCGAGTTGGTTGAGTTTGTAGAGTTCGTTGAGTTCATTGAGTTCCTGGGTCTTTTCCACGACCTGTTGGGACAGGGTGGCGACCTCGGTTTCCAGGGTGGCTACCTTTTCGGTAAGCTCTCTAGTAGCCTCTGCCACCAGGGTTTGCGCTCGAGTTCTTTCGGCCTCGAGCTCTGACTTGATGGCGTCGTAGTCCTCCTGGCTTGGGGTTTGGTTTTCGACCTGGTTTTTGGTTTCCGGTTCATCTGCCAATGCTTTATCTCCTTTCCCTGAAGATGATTACAGCGATACTTGACGATTACGGCGATTACTGCTGCCTATCGCTGTTATCGCTTTTCATCTCTGTAATCCCTTCCTATTCAGTCAAAGCCTCGGCTTCGGTTTCCGCTGCGGTGGCTCTCTCTCTCTGACCGCCACGGCCTAAGCTGGCTCTAAACTGCTGATTCATTTCCAGGATTTTACTTCTCTCCTCTAGCCACCGGGCTAGCTCGGCTTCGGGGTCTCTGATGCCCAGCTCGTCCATAGCCGTCCTCCTGGAATGGACGCCTGACTGGACTAGCATCTGCTCGTTCTGTGCAGCTCTGGCTCGGTCCTGAGGCAGTACTGGACCCCAAATCACGCGGTGGCTGACATTGGTTAGGTCCTGCTTGTTGAACTGTTTATGTAAAGCTAGGATTAGCTGGTTTCTCTTGACATAAGTAGCGGTGCGGATGGTTCTCTTGCGTCTGACCTTCTGGAGCAGGGACTGGAGTTCTACTTCCAGGGCGACGCCTGACAGCTCTCTTTCGATGCCGCCGTAGGCTGCCCTGGGGGACTCGGATATATCGTGGAGGCAGCGGTAAATCATGTCGATATAGTCCACGTGAAGCCTGATGCCGCCGCCGGCCAGAAGGTCTAGCAGATAGGCTTTAGCATCCTCGGGAATCGTCCACACCTGGCCCGGAGCGACCTTGATTTCCTCGGCGGATTCCACTCCCTCTAGGACGGCGATGGGGTTTCCTGATACTTCGAGTATGCGGGATAGCTGGGTGAGTGCCCGGTTTAGCTCACGCTGGGACTGGCGGAGGGGTGGTATATCGGACACACCCCAAAACTGCTTCGGCTGCCTTAAGTTGGGGAAGATGACGAAGGGGATAAAACCGTAGGGGTTGGGCTTGTCCTCGATGGGGTCGTTATCAACAAAGAGGGTGAACTGCTTGGCCGTCCACAGCTCGGTGATAGTGGCGGTGTTCTTGGTAAGGGGCTTGTTGTAGAGCAAGCTGACCTCGTCTTTGGTGAGTGTGTAGCGGGTGGCGACTCGCCACACTTTGGAGAGGTCGTCTCCCAGCCACCAGGCGTAGAGGCCGCTGACATCGGGGGAAGTGACTCTGATTCTTTTCTCCTGGGCATCCCAGGTGACCTTATAGCAACCGTCTCCCAGGATAGCGGCATCAACCTCGGTCTCGTAGTCCAGCTCCTGGAGGTTGTTCTGCTCGTATACCTGATAGATGAGCTTCTCGGCGGACCGGGATAGCTCTTTTGCCTTGTCGGAGTCGTCTACTGGCTCACAGGCGAAGCTGATGCCTTCCATGAGGTAAGAGGTTAGCTTGTCAATGGCGATTTTGGCGTAGTTGAAGACGAGCTGGCGGTGCTTGCTTCTCTCCGTCCATTGCTCTCCGTTGTAGAAGTCGAGGTTAGCCTTGTAGTCGGCAAGGCGGGAGCGGTCGAGCTGGATTAGTGACTGTGGGTTGAAGGTTGTCAT